ATGGAAATGCTGGACAAATAGGTGGAGGAGATCAAGGAAGCCAGCCAGGATGGTTTGGCTCTAACTCTGGCGGTGGTCACGGCGGAGGTGGTGGAGGTGTTTATACTCCAAAAGCTGGTGGAACTGATGGTCGTGGAGCTCCAGGCGGAGTAAGAATTATTTGGGGTAAAGTTGGTGGGAACTATAGAACATTCCCATTTAATAACGTAGCTGACAGTCCAAGCTATAGTGGAACTTCAGAATCTGCAAATATAAATGGATAGTTAATAAATAATTATTTTTTATAATTATCAAACAATTTATATAAATATACTAAACAGAGATTAGTTGGTATAATAATATTATGAGTTATCAATTAAAGGTTATCAAAGACTACCCAATTGGCTTCTGGTCGTTGGATGAGTCTTCTGGTACTACCGCTTCTGATTCTTCAGGCTGTGGTAATAATGGAACTTATGTTGGCTCACCAGCATCTAATATGTTGCCATTAGTATCTGGCGGAGGATCTGGAACAAAGATAACCAATACAGCCTATATAACATTACCAGTAACAAAAGATTACTATGGAGCAACAGTCTCATCTTCATTTGGAACAGTATATACATCAGATAATGACTTCACAATAGAATGCTGGATTAGCCCATCAATTGAGTCATCAGCTGAGACAACATTATTTGCAGACTCAACAAATGACATAGGGTTATTCTGGGATAAGGGCCATATTCTTTTCAAGGTTTCTGAAACAGAGTTCGTAATATCTCCACTAATATATTCAAAAAAGACAACTCATTTAGTTGGTAACTATACTGGCGAATCCATATCTCTTTATATTGATGGCGTAGAGGTAGAGTCTAAATCTTTAACTAATTTTAAATTTACAAATACAACATTAAATCTAAATGTTGGTCCAACCACAACATCTGGAGATACTTTTATTATAGACGCTCCAGCTGCGTACAGATACTCCTTGTCAGAGAAAACTATTATAGGACATTACATAAATGGCAACGTAACATCTCCAGCGATTCAAGTTGCTTATCCAGATGAGGGCGTTTTTTATAGCGGATCAGATGCTAACATGAAAGCGCTATTTGATTATTCATATCCAGTAAATAAGCCATGGACATATTGGCTAGACGATAATACGTATTATGATGTTTTAAATAAACACATAGGTTTCTTTGAAACAGAAACGGCGGAGGCAAAGACATTTGTAATAAATGACTTTATCCTAGTCCCATCAGAAATGAGTCTTATAACATCAAAGGTGGAATGGCGAAATGATTTAGGAATTACAGTAGAGACAAGCGTAGACGGAACTACATATATTCCATGTGTAAATGGTCAGCCAGTTCCTCAATACACCAAAGATTCCTTTGACTCATCTGGTCAATTGTATATTAGAATAACAATGACAACATCAGATGCTAGTAAATATCTGCCAAAACTATCATTCTTCTGCATAGCTTTTTATACAAACAAGGATATCTATGCAGACAATTTTGGGGACAAAATAACCTCAGATACAGAGTATTATTTAGGATCTTTAAACTATCCTATTCTTTCTAGAAATTATACAAACGGAATCAGGGCTAAAAATGGAGCTGGATTTGATATCAATACATCTTCTGATATAAAGTCTGTAGAGATGTTCTTCACACCGCTTACGTTGGCCTCTAACACCCTTATCTACGGCTCCGACCCTTCTGCTACCAGATTTGCTTGGAACGGCTCTGGAGTGGTCTCTAAGGCCAATATAGCTAAGGTGTATGTAAATAATGTAGATGTAACTAATCAAACAAACATTAGTTCATATCTAGTTGAAGAAGAGCCACATCATATCGCTATTGTGTTTACTACCCCAATTACAGGGTCTATTCAATTGAATTATGAGACGGCAGGCGGACCAAGTAACCTATATAAGAATATTACAACCTATGAAAAAGAATTAACTGCAGGTCTTGTAGAAACTCATTATGAGCTGTATACAGGAAGAGCGGTATCTACAGTATCAGAACCGTCAGTTACCCTGACAGAATCTGACATTATTGCATATAATAATGACTGGATTGTGCTTCAAAGTATATAAATTTGTCACATGACTTGACAAAAAGCTGGACTTAGATCGTAAAGAATGGTAAAATAAAAACCTATGGATATCAAAAAAATAGGCGCTAAGTTTAATGAAGACGAGACAACTCTCGGAGTATATGTCTGGGAAATGCCAGACGGACGCTGGATAGGAGACGACGATGGGAACTTTCTTTCGATCACGTCAAAAAAAGGCAATCGATCCAGAATCGATGCTTTGGCTAGAGAAGTTCGCACATACGGTATATATGAAGGCGGGCCTAAATTTCTTATGGGTAAACGAAAAATCAACGACGAAGAATTTGAAGAACAACAATCAAGATTAAAGTGGGGTCTCACACCAGACCCACTTGATATTGGCGAATATAAGGACCAGATGAAGGCTCTTAAAAATGGGGGAATGAAATGATAGAGTTTATTGATGATGAGGGTTCACAAGATATTTCTATTTCTAATATTGCAGACTGGATGAAGTTTAATTCTCCAGTAGATTCAAAGAGCACTGACCCATTTAAAATCGAAGGCGAAGATTTAGCAAAAGTATCTGGACTAGGCGCTTCATTCCGTCGTAAGATGAATAGAGATTTGCAAAAGCGTTTCCAGGGAATTGACGGAACGGAAACACAACAGAATCTACTAGCACAAGCTATCACTGGCTATGCAATGTTTGATCTTGTTGAGCCAACATATAATTTAGATTATCTTTCAAAGATTTATGAAATCTCCCCATATAATTATGCAGCAATTAATGCTAAGGTGTCTAACATTGTTGGTCTAGGTCACGACTTTATTGAGACAAGAAAAACACAAGAAGCATTTGATAACATTACAGATGATAAGGCGCTAGAACGTGCTCGTCGTAAACTCAATCGCTTGCGTCAAGATCTTTATGATTGGCTTGAAGAATGCAACGAGGAAGAAACATTTACTGAAACTTTAATTAAGGCTTATACAGACGTTGAGGCAACTGGTAACGGATATCTTGAAATCGGCAGAACATCAGCAGGCAAGATTGGATATATTGGACATATCCCAGCAAAGACAATGCGTGTACGTCGCCTTCGTGATGGCTTTATTCAATTGCTATACGGCAAGGCAGTATATTTCAGAAATTTTGGAGACCAAGAAACTCCTAACCCAATTGACGGTGGACTAGAGCGTCCCAATGAAATTATTCATCTAAAGAAGTACACACCAACAAATAACTATTACGGTATCCCAGATATCGTTGCTTCACAAAATGCAATGGCAGGAAACGAGCTTGCTGGTAAATACAACCTTGACTACTTTGAGAATAAGGCAGTCCCAAGATATATTATTACAGTAAAGGGTGCTAAGCTATCTACAGAGTCTGAGCGTAAGCTCCTTGAATTTTTCCAAGTAGGACTAAGAGGCAAGAACCATAGATCTCTATATATTCCTCTTCCACCAGATTCACCAGACTCAAAGGTAGAATTTAAGATGGAGCCAATTGAGGCGGGAACTCAAGAGTCATCATTTAACGTATATCGCAAATCAAATAGAGATGAGATCCTATTATCTCACCGTGTCCCAATTAATAAGATTGGAACTCCAGAGGGAATTAATTTAGCGGTAGCAAGAGATGCAGATAAGACATTTAGAGAGCAAGTATGTCGTCCAGCTCAAATGAATTTAGAAAAGAAATTAAATAAGATCATTCAAGAAATGACCGATGCTCTATTGCTTAAATTCAATGAATTGACTCTAACCGATGAAGATACTCAGTCTAAGATCGATGAAAGATATTTAAGGATGCAGGTAATTACCCCTAATGAAGTTAGAATTAGAATGGGTATGGTCCCTATTGATGGTGGAGATAAAGTTGTAGAATTGAAGCCACAGGCCCAGGCAGAAATTAGGGCAAATGCTGGAAAAACCAGAGCTAGAGATTCTGAAAGATCTGCAAATTCACCAGATATTTCTGGAGAAGGCAGAAATGCTCAGGGCGACGGAAGACAGGTTGACTAGCCCTACTCAACCATTATTTGCGTTATAGTGAATAACGCTATAAAATTAAGCATATGAATATTGAAAAATCTTTATGGTCTTCACA